ATCAGGGTTATAAAGCCCTTCCATTGAAACAGTGCCCTCTTTTTGAAGAGGTTGAAATTCTTTCCAGTCCCCTGGGCTATCCTGAGTTGTTGCATCAGCCATTTCGGCTGAATAGTTCAACTCTTTTGAACGAAGCGCAACCGCTTCCGTGTCGTCTATTTTTACTTTTAATGCTTTGCCTGCTTTTCCTGCCATGATATTTTATTTTTTATGTTATTTTAGTATAATTCTGCTGAAATAAGAAGCACCCCTAAAGTGTCACCGTTTAGCGTATAATCAATCGCCAAATTAGAAGCGTCAACATCTGTGAGCATCGTGTCGCACTTATAAAGCAAGCTTTGTCTTGCTGCAAGATCAAGCGAATAAGTTGCGCCAAAAAGTGGATAAGGATTAGATGCCCCTTGTGTGATGTTAATTGCATCGCTCCCAGTTGTTGACATATTTTTTAATTTAATCGCTACTATTCGCTCACCTGTTAGGTCAAGTGAATTGCCCAGTGTATTTGTAAGTGTAGTTAAATCAATAGTAGTACCGCTCGAAAGCGTTGCCGAATAAACGTTGTCAACATCCGTTGTAACTGTATCCGAAGTCGGCCTAAAATTGACCGTTTCGTTCAATACTTTGTGTTTCACATTCTCATCTAAACCTCCCTGTGTTAGCTGCTCGCTAACTGTAAGGTTTGAGTTGAGAATCGTATAATTAACCGAAGTAGCGGCTATAAAAAGCCCTATACCTACGATTAATAACAATAATATTAAGTGTTTTCTTTTCATCTTTGCCTTTCAATTATTATTTTTAAACTAAAAATTCGCTCAAAAACTGAATAATTATCGATTTCTCCTATATTTTCTTCAGTGCCATTGTCCGCTGTGGTTATAACATCCCAGTTATCAATCGTGAATATTGAATCATCCAAAAAATATTGCTTGACCTGATTAACCATTTCATCTACTTTTGTATCATCTCCAATTTGCATTGGCTGGATAGAAACGCAATCAAAAGCCACCTGCAACTCTCTTATTTCGCTGTCATCAGTAGAAATGTCGTCATCTGTATCAATATAGAAAAGTACATAATTATCAGTCTCAGGCCTATTTGAAACGGTCTCAATCGTTTCTCCATCAACTACAATAGACCCGTTTACCTTGCTGTAAACTGACTTTAGTATGTCTCTTCTGTAATCTCTCATTTGTCAAACATATCTTTAATGTCGCTTATCATTCTCCGCCTTGCAAATTCCCAGGCTGGTTTCAAAAATGGTTGCCCGTCTGTTCCGGGATGCTGGACTTTCTTTCCATATATCGCCCAATCACGTGAGAAATTATTCCATCCCGATGGAGCGGCTCGCTTTGGGCCTGCCAAAACTTTCTTTTTTTGAATCCTGATAGTATGAGGCCTGGTTCCTTCTTCAACTGCCTGTGAATAATTTGCCGCTGAAAGCACTTCACCTTTTCCGACTATTCTAATGTTTTGGAAAAGATTCTTACTTGTACCCCTTGGAGCTTTTTTCATAGCAAGTCGCTGCATTCGAGTAGTATTTTCAGCCAAAATTCTATTAAGGCTCTCGCTATCTTTCTTTTTTAGCCTGTTTAATTTTCGCTGAAATTCACGCTCGTTTTTTATGACAATTGCCTGGCTCATCTTGCAATCTCCATTATAATTTTGAAATTATCCCGGGACGTATAGGCACTAATAATTTGAAATACTTTGCCATTTACTTTTGCCCTGTAACTTTTAGGCCAGTTTTCAGGCTGAACATCAGGCCTGTTAGACATTCGTACATCGTAAGGCTCTTCATATCCAAATTGACGGTATTCAACCCGCTTTGTACCACTCGCAGGAGTAAGTTCACACCAATCAGTGAACAGTTCCGTATAACCGGATTCTTTTAAGCCCCCGGTTTCTGTTCGCTTAGTGCCAACCTTTTCAATTGTTATTTTATCTTGCATCCTGCTAAACATAGCGATTAATTATATTTTTAACCTCGTCAATATAAGTGCCTTCTCTGTAATCGTCACGGTACCAATACCACCTGCCAACTTGTTTTTTAATTGCTTCTTTAATATCAGCCGGGAGACTTTCTGTGTTGTCAGTCCCGTAACCAGCCGTGCAAGTAACCACAAGTTCTTGAGTGACACCTAAAGGATAGATAATAGTCCTTTGATATTTACCCTTGACGTAATAATCATCATTTTTTTCAAGTGATGTTTCATTATCGTCAAGATCAATGGTTTTAACACTTGAAATAGAGTCAATAGGAGAAACCGGTAACTCAAACCCCATTGCAGTTGGGCTTTTTGTTACCGGGTTATGGTGTAACTCCAATCCATCAAATTCATTAAAGCGAATCTCAAAAGTTTTCTCACCAAACACAAGACCTGTGCGCATTTCAAGATGTGCCCTTACAGCACTTATCATCTCATCAATGAGGTTAACCTCGCTAACATCCGAATCATAAGCAAACTTAATATATTGCTTAATGCCATCAGTTGTTACAGGTTCGTTTACCAAGTCTTGTGTTATGATAATTTCCATTATTTAGCTTGTTTTGATTCGCTTTTAGTTTCACTCGATTTTTTAGGCTTGTCAGTTGCTTTGCCTCTTGCAACTAAATCTTTCTTTTCTTCGGGATATACCAATTTCTCTTTACCGTCAATATATACCTTTGTTTTATCCTTGTTAGTCATAAGCTAATCTATTTTTATCGTCTTAAAAATTCTGCATTTATGTAATCCACTGTCAATTGTTCACCAGCATCTAACCCACTGACCGTGTTATTTGCAATCAAAATTCTGAATTCGTTGTAGAAAGGATGATTAGTAGTTGCCAGTGTATCAATAACCTCCGATAAGTCAGTGTTAAAATCAACAGTTATCGCGCTTGTTGCGTCTAAGCCAGTATTTGTTGCGTCAATATCAGACCAACTATCCGTGCTAAAAATCCGACCCTGTAACTTAACGTCAACAGTATAAGTACCATCGATCGTATTGGGGTCTGCATTCACCTCGATATTGTGAACCACCGGCCTTGGTGAATTCGGCTTAAAGACAAATGCAATAGTGTCCTGTGTAGTTCCAAGCGTGTCGCCTGATTGCCCGTTATATTCGATAAGTGAAAGACCGGGCCTTAAGGTTCTCGTAACTGTTCTATCTTGCGCCTCTACTGAAAAGGCCAAAACTGCTAAAACTAATATTAAAATTATTTTTCTCATTTTTCCCGTTTTTTAAAGGGAGGCCTAAGCCTCCCGGTTAATTATTATGTAGAGCTTCTGAGTGCTGATTTGCCCGCTTCGAACGTGCCATAAGTGAATGCATATTCATGAGGTGATGGCACAAAGAAAGCCATTCTCATTGATACGACAAAAGTAAGCACATCCTCTTCACCGTAAGAAGCATTTTGATCAAGGACCTTGATGTTAAGGGCTTTTCTTACTGCTGCTATCGATCTTCTGAAATCACCAACTAAATAAGTGTCTGGGTCCATGAATTGATTCTCAATAATCGGCACACCCTTGATGCTTAACCCGTTAGGATTGAAGAAACCAGGCAGTTCGTACAACCCATCTGCATTCTTTGTAAGTTCCATGTTGGCTACCTGAACCGGGTGCAACACGATACCGTTAGGCATATAACCGGTCTTGTAGTCAGTGTTTTGACCAAGCATACACTGCACCATTGCTGCACGCAACACGTCTACATTGTTCGGTGATGTTACATCATCCAATCCTGTTGGCTGGCTGAAAATTTTAGCGATAGGATCACCTGATTTTAGGAAACCTTTCAGCTCGGTCCCGGCTGCAAAAGATGTTCCTGCACCTTCAATGATTTGCTTTTCACGCTTCAGTGGAATATGATAACCAAGAGCTTCATCAATCTGCGATCTCAGGTAAGGAATATCGTCAAGACTATCCTGTGGAACGTACATCTTTTCACTTATTTTCTTGACTTTTGCTGCCTTATCTTCAAAAGAAAGATCACTTGAAGAACCTGGCGCTGTGCTTTCTCCAACCATTTCAGAGTTGTCAGTCTCGCCGGTTCGCTCATTATAAGGCACCCACAACTTTGTAGTAGGACGCTTAGTCAAAAGGTCATAAATTGTCGGCCTTGGCCGTGGAGCCATTTGAACGCCTGTCAATGGATCTGAGGGAATAGACTCGTAATAAGTAGTAGTGAAGCTGTTACTAATATTAATTTCGCTTTTCAGCTCAATGTCTTTCCCTTTCTCAGACTTCAACTCCTTTAGAAAAGCCTCTTTATTTTCAGGCTTAAGCCCCTTTTCAAGTGTTTCCTCAATAATCTCACTACGAGACTTAAATTTATCTGCTTTCCCTTGGTGTTCACCGAGTTGTTTAATTTCGGTGTCCATAGAGTTTACTTGCTCCTGCATCTTTTGAACAGACTCGTTTGAAGGAAGGTTTTTCAGTTGCTCTTTCAGACTGTTGTTTTCTTCCTGTATCTGCTCAACAGATTTTTTGTTCCCGTCAATCGTAGATTTCAAGCCGTCTACGTTTGACTTAATTTCGTTTAATACTTTTTGTGTGTTCTCGTCCATCTTTTTAAGATTTAATAAGTTCGTTAATACTTTCGAGTTCTTTTATGAGCTCAGTGTCTTGTGACGGCTGAGGGTCAGTGCCCTGTGGCGGCTGACTTTTTGCATTGTTATCAAGTGTAGGGGTGGCTATATTTGAGCCAATTGGTACGGCACTACCTTCAATTAATTTGGCTTCCCGTACTACCCAAAAATACCCCTTATATTCTGCAAGTTCTTTGTTTGCGATTTTGTCAAAATAATTTTTCCAGACTTTATACTCCTCCTCAAAGCTATCGTCGTTTACAGCTAATTCAAGCTGAACATATTGCATTCCGACGCTGTGATTTTTTACAAAACCTTTCGAATATTGATCAAACATAAATTGGTTGCGGCTTCGTTTAATAGTCGAGTCAAAAATCAAAGCCTGGGTAAATCCTGAATATTCAAATCCAAGCTTCTCCCAGCTAATTTCTTTCACGTAAGCGTCCAAATCACTGCTGTCTGCAATAATCTTATCAAACTTCATCTCATGCTCCTGTAAATGCATTAGTGAATTATTTTGCTTCAGCGTTTTGTCCCAAATACCCCGCACATGAACATCGTCATGGCTATCCATGAAATTAGTAGTATTTATAACGGCCTGAATCTTAAACTCATCGCCCTCTGGCTCAAACGCTTCATTCTGTTTTACAGCATTTGTCTTGTCATTATAAAACAACGCTGAAATAGCATCAGAATGCTTTACTTGTGCTTTCTTCTGAGCTTTTATAGTATGTTTATTCTCAACTAAAAAATCAATTAGCTCCTTTTGCGTACTGAACTTTGAAGGATCGTAAATCATATCTTATTTTTTAATCGTTTCCCTGTTCTCGGCCTTTTTCTTCTTTTTCTTCTTCATGGCCTCGATTTGTTCTTTTGTTAATTTTTTCTTTTTCATAATCTTATCAATTAAAAAAGCCGACAATCCTTTTAGGACTATCGGCTTTCGTGAAGCTCTATAGTTTTTATTTTTTAAACCTTATTAATCCGCCCGCACCTTGGGCATTTTATTTCTGCTCCTTTTACTTTCTTAGCAAGTAGTTTATTACAATACTTGCATCTTAGTTCCGAAATATATGTATTTTTTGCCAAAATGTCAATTTTTATTTAGACTTATTTTAAATTATCAATAATCTTCTTTATATATTTTTGAAATTTCTTCATAAAACTCTTCTCCATCAATCCCGGTGTGAGCTAATTCAATCGCAGAAATGTAAAAATCCCCTTTTCTATACAAATCTTTTAATAAATCATAAGCTTTTTTGTACTTATTATCAATCGTTTCTAAATCATCCTCATTAGGTATTAATTCTTCATCTTCTCTTGTTTTTACAAGCATTTCTACTTTTACACGTGGATGATCGTCTATGTGCGTATTTAGACTTATTTCTTGTATACCTGGTATTTTTTCACCATTTGGCGTATAAAGCCTAATCCAGCCTTCTTTGTTTATTTCAGCTTTACA